GGTACAGGTAATTTTGTATTTGCTACAAGCCCAAGTATTAGTGCTCCTACATTAACCGGACATCCAACAATTGAAGGGGTCACTTCAACAGGTGCTACTGGTACAGGCAATTTAGTATTCAGTGCTAGCCCAACATTTAGTGGCACAGCAACAATAGCTACATTGAATTTGACAAATGCATTAGGTGTAGCATATGGCGGTACAGGCACTACAAATGGTAGTATTACTGGCACAGGCACTTTAACATTTACAGCCGGTGGATCAAATACTAGTATTGATTTGGTTCCGCAAGGAACGGGTACAGTTGATGTTGCTAGCAAACGTATTACTAGTGTTGCAACTCCTACAATGTCATCCGATGCGGCAAATAAAGCATATGTTGATGCCGCAACACAAGGTTTGAATGTACACGATTCAGTTGATATATTTGCTGATACAACTAATACTGCAATTACTGGCGCGACATACACCGACGGTACAACTGATACTTCAGGCGGTTTAGGTATCGGTGCAACCCTTACTGATTCAACAACTGGAACAGTACTTGCGATTGATGGATATACTGTACAACTCGGTGATCGTGTGTTAGTTGATGCATTTACTAGTTCAAATGCAAAATACAACGGTATCTATACATTAACTACTGTGGGTGTAAGTGGAAGTGTAAAATGGGTTTTAACTCGTGCTACTGACTTTAATAATAGTACTAGCGGACAAGTACGCCCAGGTGATTTTACGTTTATATATCGCGGTACAAATTATGCTAAAACCGGTTGGGTACAGACTAGTATTGGAACTGGTACACCGTTTGAAACTATTAAAATTGGTACAGATGCTATTACTTGGACACAGTTCAGCGGTGCAGGTACTTATATTGCAGATGGTACAACATTAACATTAACAGGTAGCACGTTCAGTATTAATACAAGTTATGCTGGACAAGCTAGTATTACAACATTAGGTACTATTTCAAGTGGTACTTGGCATGGTTCATTAGTTAGCCCAACCTATGGCGGTACTGGTGTCAATAACGGTTCAAATACAATTACTATTGGCGGTAATGTTAGCACAGGCGGTGCTGTTACATTCAGTGGTGCATACGGATTTACTGGTACATTAACTAACACTACAAGTGTTACATTCCCAACTAGCGGTACATTAGTTAATACAGCAGTAACTACTTTAAGTAGCTTGTCTAGTATTGGTACCATTACAGTCGGTGTTTGGAACGGAACAGCAATTGGCCCAGTATATGGTGGAACTGGATTAACTTCATATACAACTGGTGATACAATTTATGCTAGTGGTTCAAATACACTATCTAAATTGTCAATTGGTTCGACTGGACAAATAATGCAGGTTAATTCTAGCGGAGTTCCAGTATGGGGCGACTTAGACGGCGGCACATATTAAGTAAGGTAGTTCATGACAACCATCAAGCTAAGACGTAGCTCGACACCGGGTTCAGTCCCACAAACCAGTGCGCTACAACTAGGCGAGTTAGCGGTTAACACCAACGACGGTGCTATATACTTTGTTCAATTACCTGCTGGTGGTAGTCCATCGATTGTTACTCTTACACAGAACCAATTAATCAATGGTTCTTATAACGTAAATTTAGATAATACTGGCATTCTTAATGCAGGAGTTGTTTCTCTTACAGATCCTAGCACAGCTTTATCAAATTATACAGTTAAAATTGCAGGATATGCTGGTAATGGTAGTGTTTTTGGTATTGGAACTGGTACAGAAGTTTTTGGTATTGCTAACGATGCGCTTAATCATACATTAAGCGGATATGTTCCTTATCAAGTAACTGCTAGCCAAATTAGTTTTAAAACAGCTGGGACAGGACCTTATACTTGGACATTTAATACTGACGGTAGTGTACAATTTCCTAATTATAAATTTCCATTAGCCGCAGGATTAAATGGCCAGGTATTACAAACAGATGGTAGTGGTGTATTAAGTTGGGCAACAGTTGGGTTTCCTAGTGTTACTGGACATGCTGGTAGTTATTTGGTAACAAATGGAACTAGTGTATCATGGAGTTCAATTCCTGCAGATAATACGTTGAACAATGGTAGTTATAGCTTAGTATTAGACAGTAGTGGTAATTTAACAGCACCGGCTGATATTCTAGTTAATAGTTTAAGTGTTAAAGACAACATAGTTAAAACACTATTTTGGTATCAAGACGGCAATCTTACAAACAAAACTGGCACAGTTCGTTGGTATGCTAGCGCTCCATTAACTATGACCGGAATTGTTAGTAGAATAGCAACTGCCGCGGATGCAGATATTAGACTTCAAATAGTAAAAAATGGATCCGTAATTTATACTATAACTATAGCATCAGGCACATATAAAACAACAACTTCGGCTAATTTCACTATGACTACAGATGATTATGTAACGGTAAACATAACTTCTGTAGGATCTAATGCAAATCCAGGTGTTGGTCTGAGCGTACAGTTCACTTATTACTTCAACTAAATACGTATACAATAAATATTTTTGAAATTTAAGGATTAACAAATGGCAGTCGTTTTCACACAAGCAGGAGAAGTTATTGCACTAGAAAACATGGTGAATAACACAGCTCCTCAAACTTTAATTTTAAGACTGTACACTAATAATCAAACTCCAACAGCATTAGATACTACTAGCAATTATACCGAACTCAGTGGATACGGTTATTCTGCTGTTACATTAGTTCCTAGCAGTTTTTCATTTACAGCCGGCACACCATGTACAGCAACTTATCCAACAATTAGTTTTAACTTTACAGGTGCGGCGGGTTATATCTATGGTTATTATGTAACACAAGCCAGTTCTGGACAGTTGATGTATGCTAATAGATTCAGTAATGCTCCTATCCAAATTGCCAACAACGGTGACCAAATTCGAGTATCAATGACACTTCAAATGCAAAACTCCACATCAGGTGGTTCTACAGTTGTGTTTACACAAACAGGAGAAGTAGTTGCATTAGAAAATATTGTTAACAATACAGCTCCACAGAATTTAACATTGAGACTATATTCAAATAATTATACGCCAACATCAACGGATACTTCTAGTAATTATACTGAACTTAGTGGTTATGGATATAGTAGTGTTTCACTAACACCCAGCAGTTTTACATTTGCCACAGGTACTCCGTGTACTGCAACATATCCTCAGATTACATTTACGTTCACTGGTGCCGCAGGTCTTATTTACGGTTATTTTGTAACACAAGCAAGTTCAGGAAGTTTATTATTTGCCAACAGATTTAGTAATGCGCCAATTTCAATTGCCAACAACGGCGACCAAATTCGTGTAACATTAACACTACAACTAGCTAATCAATAAAAATGACTGCAAATTTCCTAAGTAAGTATGTTAGTGACAGGGTAAGAGAAAGTGCAACAGTTAGTACTATCGGCACTTATACTCTAACCGGTGCTAGCTTGGGATACAGAACATTTTCAGGACATGTACCAGATGGTAGTGTTATAGATTATGGTGTAACACAAACATCCGGCGGAGCAAGTTGGGAAAACGGAGTAGGAGTTTACCATGCAGGCACAAACACAGTTACAGTACAACAAGTTACCAGTAGCTCAAATGCTAATAGCGCAGTAAGTTGGAGCGGACAACCTATTACTATTTTCGTAACACTTAATTCTGCCAGTTTAAATGATATTCAATCAAGTTTACAATTTGGTATTATTAGTGGTATCATATTAGGATAATATATGATACTAGGTACAGACGCAATTGGTGTATTAAACATAGGGTTGGATGATAGCGTTGTATACGGCGCCCAAAACTATACTGATACTAGTAGCGGCGGCCCTTATGCAGGTGGTACAGGTCCTGCAATTCTTAATTTATTAGAGCCTAGCACAGTTAATCTAACAGTTAGTGGTGTTGTTTCATCCGGACGTTTATTCACTCAAAATTCTACCGTACCGTTATCATTAGGTGGTGTAGGATCTCTAGGATTTGTATACGGAGTAGTAAGTACTGGATCATTAAGTGTAGGTGTTACTTACAGTCAAACAAGTACACAATCAGATACCTCATTCCCTGTAAAACTTACACCGACTGCACAAAGTCTAATGTCATGGTATACTACACAAGGACAATACTTTGATAACAATTCTGCTACAGTGGCATTGACAGGTGTAGATAATTCGTTCTACTTACCTGCATCGACATTTACAGGTGGTGCTAGTGCTGTTGTACCTGAAATTTGGATCGGATAATGAAAGTAAAAGAAATACTCACAGAAGGTCTGCAAAAGAAAGATACATATAAAATCTTATTAGATTTTGTACGTTTTGCCGCGGAAGATTTGGATCTTAGATCATTACCGAAGTTTGATTTTGCATTTGATACTAAACGTAGTGTTGAGCATAAAAGTTTTGGTGGGTATGCTCCTGGTAACGAACATATTACAATTACAGTAAAAAATCGACATATCATGGATATATGCCGTACACTAGCGCATGAGCTAGTTCACTACAATCAAGACTTAAAGAATGAACTAGAAGATGACGGAGCAGGTGCTACTGGCAGTCCACAGGAAAACGAAGCAAATGCTCGTGCCGCAGTTATTATGCGTAACTGGGGTAAACTTCATCCTGAGTTCTTTGATAAAGAAGCTGTTGAATAAGCCTTCATAGCTTTCATACGTGCAAGCATTAGACGTATTTTTACATAATCACTTAGTTCTTTTTCTTTTTCGTCAACTACCTTGATAGTTCTACGACGGCCAAGTATTATGCCATCATCATCTATATAAGTATCACTATCTGGATTAATCAATAGACTGAGTAGTCTATGTGGATTACTTCGGAATAATTTGAACTTTCGAATCTTTACATGGCCTGGAACGTTTTTGGTCAACATCGCTGAATGGGAAGTTATAGACGTAGTTTCTATTGGATTGGCTTTCGATATCGTATTTGCCAGGCTTATCATCAAAAATAAAATCACGGGGAACACAAAGGTCCGTTGCATGTCTAGTCCTCATTAACATAATAGGCCTCCTTAAGGCATACATACATATACAACGCCTTAAGCTGTTATTAAGTTGACAATTTTGAGCAAATAAAAAGGGCTCCGAAGAGCCCTAGTGAATGTTACGCTATTCTGGCGAACTAGCTATACTTACTTCTTTGTGCCTGTATTTACAAACCCATAGAACTTTTCAGCCGCTTCCAAAATCTTGTCCATACCTGGAAACTCTGGCATGGCTACTGTGCTAACAACTTGACCAGTTTTCTCGTCACGAGCAACTGACATTTCCCAGCCTTTGAATTTCATGTGATACTCGTCCATGACAGCATCTTTGGCCATGGCCAATACATCACTGCGGATTTCATATCCATTCTTGTTGAACTTAACTTCTGGTAGTTTTGGAGTAAAATCACTCATTATTTTGCCCCTTTAACTGGACGGAATGCTTCTGTAGTGTGTTGAACAAATGCATCAGCAATGTCCATGCTAGCTTTAGCCGCACTCTTTGAAATAGCAGTTTGTGCGTCTACTAGTTTGTGTAATTGAGCTTTGAATTTATCATCAGTAACAAATGTGTTGACGAAATTTTTCTTTGCACCTTGAATGGTGTCGATAATTGAATCTGCAAAAAACATATTTTTTCTCCTTGTGTGTATGTTTGTGTGTTAACAGCATTATTGCTGTCTATGTATTTATTATACAGTAATACTAACTGTATGTAAACTGATATGAACAATCAGCTAAACATTTCTTCTTCACTTTGTAATATCAGTCGATACAAATTATGATTCTTCATTGAAAATTCTTTACCTACCTGTGAAGTAATCCTTAAAGGAGGTAATTTACAAATACTGTCAACTTCTCTCCCATCAGTGAAATTTTTAACTTCCAACCCATGTTTTTCACATAAGTTACGAATTGGTTTATTCCATGATAAGCAATGCATGTACAAATGTGTGTATTTACGGTGTGTAGCCCATTGTATAGCTTCTTTCATCATCGTGTCTGCTATACCTTGGTTACGACAGCTATGATCAACTATGATACCGAATTCAATGTCTGTATCGCTAACAATGGCAATATGTACAGTACCTACCCATACACCATTACGTTCTGCTACTAGAAAGTTATGTTGATCTGGGTTATCGGCAAAACCTTTAACTAAGTTATCAATAAAATATTCAGTAACTGGGATGCCAAAGAACAATCTGATAGTTTCTTCATCTTGTTCTTTTATCCAATCGGCGTACCAATTGTATTCCTTAGGGGTTAAAAATCTAGTAGTAATCATATTTTTATTTATACCCTCATGCTCTACAGTGAGATTATTATCTCTAGCAAAAGTCAAAGCAAAATCCAATGCTAAAGGTTCTATATCGGTTAGTTTCTTATCGATAACTACAGATCTAACACCATCGATAAATGTTGGCATAACTAATGTGGAAAATAAAGCTACATTTGTACCATTAACTGGTCTAGGTTTAGCATTAGGAACAAATAATGATAGTACCGAGCATAATCTATCTGCCCAATCACTTGGACGGAAAACATCACCGTTATTAGTGATGCCTTTGACTACGTATTTCATGCTGTAATTATTGTTAATGCCAGAGTAATGAATAAACAAGTTAGTGCAATTTTACCACTAAGTTCTTCAATCTCATTAATTTTATCTATTAGTACAGTCATAATTACTTTCCATTATTAAGGCTACTAACCAGCTGATCCGCACGAGCTTTACGTGCTTCTACGATTGCTTCAATAATAGAATTTATAAATTGTTTAATTGGTTTCATAATGTGTGTGTCCTTATTTTAAGAAAATAGTTAATGTTAACCCAAATGCCAGTGCTAATAGGGTATATGACATTACTCGAATAATTGATGCAAATAATTCGTCATCCATTATAGTCCCCTATATCTTGCTGTATCGTATTGACGTAACCAATAATCGACTTCAGCCGGGCTGGTTGGATTTTTGCTTTCAATAAATCTTTCTAATGCTGTAGGGGTGTTAAATAGCTTTTTGAGCTGTTCTAGTATTTTTGACATTGTGTGTCTCCTTTATAAATGTGTGTCTATTAGTGTTTCTACTGAATATTTATCATGTTAGTGTTTCTACTGAGATTTTTCAACCTGTTTGATATAAATGTAACTAGGCTGTAAAATTCAATAAATACTGTATAAAGAGAATAACAATGCGTAAAAGTACACGTAGCATTTTACAAGAATTAAACGAAGCTGGAATTAGCCGAAATACGGATCTAGTAATAGAAAGCCGTGGAAGTAACATTATCCAAAGTGCTATTAACTTATTAGATATGATACGCGAGAATTATGACATAGAAACTGCTGCCGAAATGGAACGTAGATTTATTAACAGTATTAAAGCTTCAGATGTTAATAAATTTAAACGCGGTATTAAACGTATTCAAGAAAATAAAGAATAATATAGAACTTAAATTTAGGGCATATCTGCATAGTTTTTCCAAAACCTGCTAAATAATGTTACAAAGGCTTTTTTATAAAGTCGCTTACAGAGTGTAAGCAGTTGAGCAAATTCGAGGAGATTAACATGCCAACATATTCAGGTAATTTAGTAGGACAAACAGGTACAGACGGTACAATTAGCACAGGCGTTGCCGCTAACTATCGTCGTGCAATTGCACCATTCAGCAACTTTGGAACACGTCAAATTGCGTTTTTCAAAGTTACTTTAACTGGTACTAACCTAAACAATGGATCAAGTGGAATTGACTATCCAACAAACGAAAATACACAAGGTCAAGAGTACGCTATCAATGACGTATCAGGTAACACAGTTGTTCCAGCCGCATACATATACCCATCAAACAGCAACGTTTATGCCGCATTGAACGGTGTAGCAATTGCCGCTGAAATCGCATTAGTCGGTGGTGTAGTATTTGCTAACGCTAACGGTGCAACATCAAGTGCTACAGCTACTTTCGTAGTTGGTGCTTACATTGACACAGCCGCTTCAGAAAACGCTGACATGCAACATGCCGCTTTAGCAAATGCTAATGCACAAACTATCCAAACAGCAGTTTCAAACGCTGTTAACTTAGGTGCAGGTGCTGCCGTAGCAGTTGTTCCAGTTTACTTCAACGGTGGTTCATTAACTGCTCAAACAACTACTGTTGCTAACGGTGGTGGTTATTAATCCATAGTTTATTCCTGTTCGGGATGGGAAGCAAATCAGGACTCTTCGGAGTCCTTTTTTGTTGGCTTAAATAATGTATGGAATACAAGTTATACACACTAGTCGACATTACTCATACTGGCCAGAATCGTTCAGAACCTGGTAGAGAGAAAGAACGTTGGCAAGAACAAAACTTTCAAACCATAATTCAGACGTTAGGCATACGAGCTAATATTATCTATTCACAAAATCCCATAGTGTTAGAAACAAGTGGCCGTAATGCAGGCTTTGATACAGATGAGGTCTTGCATTTATGGAGATTTGATTTTTCAACCGAGCGTGATATGCTATATGAAAATAACGGCGATCCTATAGGATTTCTTAAAGAAGATTTTCATCTAGTTCCATATATTAGCGGCTTAGGAGAAGACATGCAACAGAAATATACCGTATTCAATACAGTTGATCCTGGCAAAAACATAGCGTTTTTTAAAAAGTAATCTTAACTAAATAAAGTTGTAGGCAAAATATCATTATCTAGGCACATTATTACCAATCATACAATAGGCCCAGCTCTGAGCGAGCACAAGACTTATAACATTGGAGAGCCTAGGATGGCCCGAACAGCATTAGTCCAATCACAATTGGCAGAACTACCCGAGCGTGTAGGAATATTAGAAACTAAGGTTGAGAACATCAACGAAAAAATTGGTGAAGTCAAAGACGACATCAAAGAAATGCACGACTGTCTAGATCGCACTCGCGATACTGTTATGGACGAATTAAAAACCATGCAATCAGCTTATTGGCAAAATGCAGACAAATACTACCAACATGCAGAAGAGCTTAACGATAAACAAACTGCCCAGCACGACGAACTAGCCAGCAAAATCAAAGAACTACAATCACTCAAAGACAAAGGCATCAAATACGGCATGGCCTTACTGGCATTTTTAGCTGGATCTGGTTGGGTACATGCTATGAATCTTCCACAAATATTCAAGTTCCTAGGACTCTAATTCAGTTAAATACTGAATGCAGATTCAAGAACTATCAATTGATCCAAATCCCCATCATCACGAACTAAATCCAGTTCTTTGGGACAACGATTCCTTACGTCCAGAAGTTCGCCACCAGTTACTTAAAATAGCCAAACACTTTGTAGAATTTTTAGAAGTACCCAATTTAAAACTTAAAGATGTTACATTAAGTGGTTCAAGTGCTGGCTATAATTATAGCGATTACAGTGATATCGATTTACACCTAGTAGTAAACAGCGAAGAATTATATACAGCACAAAAAGTACAATACAATAATACTTACAACTTAAACATAAAAGGTATACCTGTAGAATTATATGTACAGCCTGCAAGTCAAACACATCACTCAGCTGGCATCTATAGTGTACTAGATAATAAATGGTTAACTAAACCTGAACATATTGAACCAACAGTAGATCCAAAAGATATTAAGAGTAAAGCTCGTAGTTATGCTGGTAAGATTAATTTTGCCATGCGTACTAAAGATATAGCACAATGTCGTGCGGCTATGAATGAATTAAAACGTTTACGAAAAGCAGGACTAGAAGCTGGAGGCGAGCAGAGCGTGGAAAACTTAGCGTTCAAGCTACTCAGAGCTCGCGGACAAATCGAAAAATTGCGTAAATACATTACTAAACTAGAGAGTGCCGAATTAAGCCTCGGAGAACAAGATGAAAATTAAAGACATATTAGGTGAAGACGGAATAACTGTAACAGGTGTAGCAGGTGATAAAGCTAAATTATCAAACGGACAAGAAATTGATGCAAAAACATTAACGCCTGATCCTAAAACTCCGGGAGCGTACACTATGCCCCAAATGGATCCAACTGCTATTAAGCCAGGATCACAAGTTACTACAACAGATCAAACAACTAGCGAAGAATTTGAAGAAGAAGGTGCAATGCCTCATAAAGTAAGTTACGATGCATGGAAAGCCCATCCTGATTTTTCACCAAATGACGATGACGACGAAGATACATCATATCATAAAGCACTTAATTTTTTAATTGGCAAAGTTCATCCTGCAGATATGGAATATCACGCACATCACTTGTCTAAGCAACATCACCATGGTGCAGAGCTAGATGAAAAACATCAAGATCTTATCAGCCAGGGCAATCACGATGTTGGCGGAGATGCCACTGATAACTTTATCGATCAAGTAAGAGATAAAGGATTTGAACGTGCAAACAGAGGAGCATCAAATCCTGGTTCACGTAGCCCATTGAGTGAAAAAGATGAACTGTACAAGTGGTTAACTATCGCTGGCGTAAAATGAAAATTAATGAACTAATTGCCGGATACGAACCTCCTGCTAAAGGAGAAAAGTTTGATATGCTTTCTAAGTTTGAAATATGGACTACAAACGAAGAAAAAGAGTTACTAAAAAAACTTAAAGACCCTATTAAATTAGCACACCTTAGTGAACATGATCAATTCAAAGTTCAGGCCTTGATTCGTAAAAGTTTGGTAACTAAAGTAGGACAACAAGATCCAACAGTAGTTGCAAATGAAAACAAATAAAAAAGAAAAAGTAATCAAAGAGCTATCCATGCACTTTGAAGAAGATTTTAAAAAGACTTTACCAATAAGTATATTACCTAACGGCAACGTTGTTTATAGAAACTATATTATAGAACAAAATAAACAAGGTGACTGGACTATTAACAATTCTAGTATACTAGACCCGATAGGTACATTTTATCTTAAAACTAGTGCATTGATGGCAGCAAAAGCATATGACAGAAATGATTTAAACAGGATGTTTGAAATAGAACAGCTGGATAGAGATTACAAAAAGAATCATAGCGATAGTTTAATTTTTGCTAATAATCTTAAAAAAACTAAAGATTTTGACAGATATTTAATATTATTAAACAAATTAGAAAATAGTAACAGTAAAGTCGAACATTTCAAGGAACAAATTTCCAAGATGTTTAAGTACAGTTTTGTATAAATAACATATAGAAGCTTAGGGAAACCACCATGCAATTAAGAGAATTATCAAAGCCAGTAACGGCTAAAAAATTAAACGAAAATTTAGCAAGAAAGTTTGGCTATAAACTAAACTTAGAACAATTTACAGAAGCACAATTAGAAGATGCTCGTAACAAACTACGTACAAAGATTAGTCAATTTGAAGTAAGTGAAAGCTTTGAAAGTATGCAAAAAAGCACAACTTATCAAAAAACTCGTGCCATGTTAGATTGCATCAATCAAGAATTACTTGAGCGTGAAATGAATGAAGGCGCAAAACCAGATTACATAGATCTAGATAAAGATGGTAACAAGAAAGAGTCAATGAAAAAGGCCGCTAAAGATAAGAAGAAAGAAAAAGCAGTAGAAGAAAACTATGTTAATGCTACATTCCGTGCTCGCGCAAGCGCTCATTCAGTTCCAATGAGCTGGATTGAAAATGCATTACAACGAGTTGAACTAGGCGAAAGTGATAGAGACGAATTAAAGGCAGAATTATTAACACGTTATGACCTAAGCGAATCCCAAGCAAGTTATGTATTATTAGAAGGCGAAGAAGATAAAGCCAAGAATATCATGGCCGCCAAGGATATGGTAGAAAGAATTACAGGCTGGTTAGAAGATACAGCTCAACTAAAAGCAGAACAACTTTTAGAACTATTAGACTCTATAAGAGAAAACCAAGGCAGCGATGTTGCCCAACAATTCCAAGATTCAGTCAAACCTGCATTGGAACAAATTTATTCATGTTTAGAACAAAGTCGTCAAGGCTTACAAGCAGGCTTATCAACATTATCAGGTGGCGAAGCTCCTACAATGGGTGCAGGTCCAGAAGTTGGTGGTAATCCTCCTCCTCCAGGCGCAGAAGGTCCAGGAATGGGCATGGCACCAGAAATGGGCGGTGAAGCACCGTTAGGCGATGAAGAAGGCAGAATAAAACGTGAAAGTGTCGACTATAGTCGTCGACTAGGCATATTACTTGCATCAAAAAAAAAGTAATTCAAACTATTCGTGAAAGCGTTGATCCCTTAGTTCTTATATTAAGGGATCAACAAACTGTAGCAAATAATTCCAATGTCGCATCGTCTTTGACCTGGGATGCAATCAATAAAATGATGCAACCTTATGGCGCACCCGATATTGATTACGATAGATTTTCCGCACGATACGATAGCGATCCGACTTTACAGCAATTAGTAAATAAGTTCGACGGCAAAGGTGTGGTTGTTAAAACTAATCAAGATGAGCCAGAAGACGAAACAATACACAATCCAGTTGGCACAGGCGGAGACTCTGTTGCTCAAATGGCTAAACAAGCTACAAAAAGAGCGTTTAAATAGTTGACAAACTGCTTAATGAATGTATACTAAGCGTATATGACTTTATTAACAGAAAGGTTTGTCTATACCCAAATAGATCGTAAAAGCGAAGCAGGTAAACGCTTATATGCGTTACCTGACGGCAGCAAAGTTCCTAGTGTAACTACAATCTTAGATAAGACTAAAAGCCAAGAAAAGATTGATGCTCTTAATAACTGGAAAAAACGTGTAGGCGAAGTTAAAGCACAAGAAATTGTAACAGAAGCAAGCGGACGTGGCACACGTATGCACAAGTTTCTAGAAGACTATGTTAAAACTGGTGCAATTACTCCTCCAGGTACTAATCCTTACAGCAAGCAAAGCCATGCTATGGCACAAACTGTAATTTCTCAAGGACTTGTTAACATAAATGAAATTTGGGGAGTTGAAGTTCCATTGTATTATCCAGGACTATATGCTGGAACTACTGATGGATGCGGATTACATCTAAATGAAGAAGCTATCTTAGATTACAAGCAAACTAATAAACCTAAAAAAGAAGAATGGATTGAGGATTATTATCTTCAATTAACTGCCTACGCACTAGCACACAACAAAGTCTATGGAAGCAACATTAAAAAAGGTGTAGTTTTAATGTGTGTAAGTCCTAAAATGAACGAACAACTAGAAATGATAGATGAACCTGTTTATCAGGAATTTATACTAAAACCTGAAGATTTTGCCCATTGGGAAGGCAAATGGTGGGATCGTGTGGAGAAATACTACAAGTATAACTGATAAATATCCTATATAGAGGATATTTCCATGGCTGTAGTACAAATTAGTCGCATACAAATACGTCGCGGACAAGCGAATCAAGGCACAGGATTGCCACAATTAGCTAGCGGTGAAATGGCATGGGCCATTGATACCCAACAGTTGTTTATTGGTAACGGTGCCATTTCAGAAGGTTCTCCCGCAGTTGGTAATACTCGTGTACTAACAACCAATGATTTTAATTCTTATAGTAATATATTAGGTGAATTAAATTATACTTATAAAACAGGAACTGCTGTTTTTGCCGATAGCAGAACATATCAAAATCGATTAGAAGACCAAGTTACATCTCGTGATTTTGGTGCGAAAGGCGATGGAGTAACTGATGATACTGTGGCATTACAAACAGCAATCAATCAATTATTTGGAAATGCTAGTTATGGTCTAGCAACCGTCGATGTTGCAAACAGGGTTAAATTAATAATTCCATCTGGCACATATCTAATATCAAGCACTTTATATATCCCAAGTTATGCAACTATAGAAGGCGCTGGGTCAAATAAAACTATAATAAATTTTGTTCCAGCTGTAGGTTATACCTCGGCGGCAATGCAAGCGCCATTGGATGGTAATGGAAATGCATCTTCATACATTAATGTAAAAGGATTAACAATTTATAGTCCTGGCGGTGCTAATACATGTTTGCTTGTAAATAGTGTAAAATTCAGTGTATTTGAAGATTTATTATTACAAGGTAGTTCGACAACTGGCAATAGCAATAGTAAGTGTATCGGTATCGACATGGTTGCAGTAGGAAGCATGGTTACATGCGAAGACAATATATTTCGAAACATTAGATTTAAAAATTTTACTGCATCAATTAATGCACAGTTTGATATTTTAAATAATATTTTTGAAAATTGTAAATTCGATGATGCACAGCAGGCCATTAGACTTGGAGCAGGTTCGCAAGGTAACATAGATGGGCAACAATACGGCCCAAGACAAACTCAAATTATTAATCCTAAATTTTACAATATAAGACAACATGCTTTGTATATTGAAAGAGGATTTAATAATACTCTTGTAAACGCTAAAATGGTTAATGTCGGTAACAATGGTACTAGTAACACAAACATAAATGATGCTACCCCTCAAATATATTTTCAAACTTATGGTAATACAGTAGTAAATTGCGAATCCGATAGAGCATTAGGACAACAAAGTAATTTTTCAGATGGTTTAATGTTTTCCAATTATACTGTTAAGTATATTCCTGAATTTGCAGGACATGGATCTTATAGCTCGTTTGGTTGGATAAATCCTACTCCTCTCACTAATGCTATAACAACTCAAAGTAGCCCTACTAGTATTTTTAGATTACCAGTGAATACTAGTTCAGCAGGTCTTTCAAACTCTAGTCCTAATTATATTAGTGATACTATAAATTACGAAATTAAATATTTTTACAAAAGTAATGTTAATGCATTTAGTCGCAGAGGAACAATATCCTTAGCAGTAGACATTGTGCATCAGACTATTCATATGAGTGATGATTTTGATTTCGCAGGAACCGATTCTGTGTATAATACTAACAGTTCGTATAGCCTTCAATTAAGCTTTTCTGCCGCACTTATAGATATTAACGGAAATACTTATGCTGGTGCAATTGATTCAAATAATGCACCTTTAGGTACACGTAATGGAACTGGTAGCCCTTATGGTATAATGATTTATTACACTAATACCTTAACCGGTGACCAAGGTGAGTTTGGTTTTTCATATACAACAACTCAATAATACTTCGATTTGATAGACAATAAGTATAAATGCGTATATAATTCAGTGTGTTACTAAGATAAAATATACGTCGGTTAGAAAAAAATCCTATTAAAAATCCCCAAAAATCAACGACTACGAATAGATTCGTGGTCGGTTTAGCCACCACTAAATACTACCTCAACCGCGTAACTAAACAAGAAACAACATAAAGAAAGAGAAATGACTAAGATTACAGTAATTAAAAGAAGCGGCAATAGGGAGCCGTTGGCAGTAGAAAAATGGCAAGCCCAGATAGCAAAAGTATGCAAGGGCATTGCAGATGTAAGTCAATCAATGATAGAAATTAAAAGTCAGCCACATTTTTATGATGGAATTACTACAGCAGAGATTGATGAAATTACACTTAGAGCAATAGTGGATTTGATTGATATGGAATCAAATCCAGGTGTAGGTCATGTAAATTATCAGTATGTAGCAGGTAAACAGCGTTTATCAATGTTACGTAAAGATGTTTACGGCAGTTATGATGTACCGAACCTATACAAAATTATACAAAAAAATGTTTCAGTAGGATTGTATACTCCAGAACTATTAGAGTGGTATACAGAAGATGATTGGAACAAAATGGATGCTATGTTGGATCATGAAAAAGATGAACAATATTCATACGCCGCAATTGAACAACTTATTGAAAAATATTTGGTGCGCAATCGTGCAACAAAGGAAATTTATGAAACTCCGCAAATTAGATATATTATTGCCGCGGCTACAGTCTTCCATAAAGAAGAACCTAACTCAGCTCGCATGCGCTACATCAAAGAATATTACCAAGCGGCTAGCGATGGCCTATTCACTTTGGCTACTCCTGTGCTTGCTGGTCTGGGAACTCCTACCAAGCAGTTCAGTTCGTGTGTCTTGATACGCAGTGATGATGATTTAGATAGTATATTTGCATCTGGGGAAATGATGGCCAAGTATGCTAGTAAACGTGCTGGTATTGGTTTAGAAATTGGTCGACTACGTCCATTAGGTTCACCTATTCGTGGCGGAGAGATCATGCATACTGGCATGATCCCATTCTTGAAGAAATGGTTCGGAGATCTTCGTAGTTGCAGTCAAGGAGGTATTCGCAATGCAAGTGCTACTGTATTTTATCCCATTTGGCATCATCAGTTTGATGACCTTATTGTTCTTAAGAACAACCAAGGAACAGAGGAAACAAGAGTTAGACACATGGACTATGGAGTTGTCCTTAGCAAATTCTTTTGGAGACGATTTAAGAACAAAGAAAATATCACGTTCTTTGATCCGAATGAAGTACCTGAATTATATGAAGCCTTTTATCGTAACACAGCGCAATTTGAAGAACTGTATGTAAAGTATGAAAAGCGTACAGACTTACGTAAGAAAGTTATGAACGCAGAAGATGTATTCAAAGGTGGTATACTTAAAGAACGTACAGATACTGGACGTATCTATCTAGTGTTCATCGACAACGTACAAAATCAAGGACCATTCGATCCTGAGTTCCATACAATTTATCAAAGTAACCTTTGTTGTGAAATCCTATTACCTACTAAATCTTTCAAGCGTCTTGATGATGTGGATGGCCGTATTGCTCTTTGTACACTTGGCTCAATCAACTGGGGAGCCTTCCGTAATCCAGAAGACATGCGTCGTGCTTGCCGTATTCTACAGCGTAGCCTATGTAACATTCTTGATTACCAAGACTTCCTATCAATCCAGAGCAAGTTATCCAACGATGAAATACAGCCCCTGGGCATTGGTGTTACTAACCTAGCCTACTGGCATGCCAAACGTGGATTAAAGTATGGAGAAAAGGATGCACTACAAGATGTTAAATCTTGGATGGAGCATCAAGCCTATTACTTGACAGAAGCTACTGTTGAGTTGGCCAAAGAACGCGGGGCGTGCTTACATAGTAGTCAGACACGCTACGGCCAGGGGATCTTCCCCTGGGAACTACGAGCTGAAGGTGCTAATGAACTAGCAGACTTCACACCTGAACTTGACTGGGAAACCTTACGTACTAATATGAAACAGTATGGAGTTCGCAATGCAACCTTAATGGCCATTGCCCCAGTTGAAAGCAGTAGTGTTGTTATAAACAGCACTAATGGAATCGAGTTACCTATGAGTTTGATCAGTACAAAAGAAAGCAAAGCCGGATCGTTTACACAGGTTGTACCCGAATATGCTAAACTTAAGAACAAGTATCAGTTAATGTGGGATCAAAAGGATTGCGATGGTTATATAAAGACAGCCGCAGTTTTAGCCGCCTACGTTGATCAAAGCATAAGTACAAACACATTTTATAACCCAGCACACTTTGCAGATCGTAAAGTGCCAACTACATTGATTGCTAAGAATTTAATGCAGGCTCAAGTATGGGGACTAAAAACTTTCTACTACAGTTTGATTAACAAAGCAGGTAGTAAAGCTGTCGAAACTATTGCAGAATCTTATATCAACGGATATAACATAGATTCAGAATTAGACGAAGAAGATTGCGAAGCATGTAAACTATGAGTAAAGAACAATATAACTTAAATACAAAGACAGACTATTTGACACGTAAGATGTTTCTGGATCCAGCAGGTCCAGTTACTATCCAACGTTTTGAAGAAGTCAAATACAAAAAAATTGCAGACTTTGAAGCGACAGCCCGAGGCTTCTTCTGGCAACCCGAAGAGATTAGTCTTAGTAAAGACGCAAATGATTTTAAGGATGCAAGCGATGCGATTAAACATATTTTCACCAGCAATTTATTGCGTCAAACAGCACTTGATAGTCTTCAAGGTAGAGGACCAAGCCAAGTGTTTACGCCTGTTATCAGTTTACCTGAACTCGAAGCACTTGTCTACAACTGGACTTTCTTTGAAACCAACATCCATAGCAAGAGCTACAGTCACATAATCCGTAATATTTACAATGTGCCTAAAGATGTATTCAACACTATTCATGATACACAAGAGATTGTAGACATGGCGGCAAGTATTGGAGACTACTACGACCAATTACATAGAATAAATTGTGCCAAAGAAACTGGCGGACAATATTCAGAAGAAGCACACATCCGAGCAATCTGGTTGGCTCTTAATGCATCATATGCACTAGAGGCATTCCGCTTTATGGTTAGCTTTGCTACAAGTCTAGCGATGGTTGAGAATAAAATCTTTATTGGTAATGGCAACATTATTAGTTTGATTTTGCAAGATGAGTTGCTACACAAAGGCTGGACTGCTTTCTTAATCAACCAAGTAATCAAAGAAGACAGCCGTTTTGCCGCCGTTAAAGAAGAATGCGAACAAGAAGTATATAATTTATATATGGATGTAATTCGTGAAGAAAAAGACTGGGCAGTATACTTGTTCAAGAAAGGTCCTGTGATTGGACTTAATGCAAATATTCTAATGGACTTTGTTGATTATACCGCGGTTAATGCTCTTAAAGAAATAGGTATTAAATATCAAAGTACAGCGCCAAAGTCGACTCCGATCCCTTGGTTTAATAAGCATAGCGATACAAGTAAAAAACAAACAGCATTACAGGAAAGCGAATCAACCAATTATGTTATTGGCGTGATGAGCGAAGGCATTGACTACGATGCCTTACCAGCACTATAATAGGAGATAACAATGTCAGGTAAAGGAAGTAAATCCAGACCTTTCAGTGTCGATCGTCAGACCTTTGAAAGCAACTGGGATCAAATTTTTAAGAAAAAGGAAACAAAAAATGAAAGCGATAGTGTGGAGCAAGAACCAATGTCCTTATTGCGACCAAGCGAAGAACCTTCTAAAACTGAAGGGAATTGATTACGAAGAACGTAACATTAATAAAGACTATACTCGTGAACAGTTATTAGAAGCAGTACCTACTGCCAGAACTGTTCCACAAATATTTTTAGACGATAAATTAATAGGCGGCTTTACAGAATTAAAAGCTCATTTTGAAAAGGTATAATAAATGTTAATTAATAAAGGTATCACCCCAGGTGAAGTTGTAACAATCAAAACAACAGCAGGCGAAGAGATTGTTGCTAAATTAATCGAAGAAGGTGCATTAGGAGTTAAGGTTAGTAAACCATTGTGTTTAACAGCAACTAAAGATGGCATTGGTCTAGTTCCATTCTTGTTTACTACAGATCCAGATGCAGAGGTTTCTATTAACAGAAATACAATAATGGTTTTGGCACCCACAATTAAAGATGCCGCAGATCGTTATACCGAGCAAACTACTGGTATTAAATTAGCATAAATATTAACATGCCAGCCGTAGCTCGTAAAAATGGAACCGATACAGTAGCCTGCACAGATGGTGCTCAGGGTTCTGTATGCCAGCGAGACGGGCACGGCAATCCAATAGATTGGCATTGGGACACACCGACTACACAGGCTACCGATAAAGGTAGCGATAATGTGTTTGTGAACAATATTGGAATAGTTCGACAAAATGACACTATGAAGGTTCATGATGATGGTACTCCTTGTGTACCAAGTGCTGTTACACATGCACCTGCTCTAAGTACATACAGCGGTAACGTGTATGCTAATAATTTATTAGTTGGAAGATTAGGCGACAAATATGATTCAGATGGGCATATGGATCATACTATCAGTTCAGGTTCGCCAAACGTGTTTGCAAATAGTTGACATTTATTTTTATCTGTTGTATACTAGGTATAAGTACTCTGTACTCGCCTAAAGGAGAAATTAAATGGCCACAAACAAATATGCAGAATTTACTGCAATCATCGAAGCAATGGAAGCAGATTTTGAAAAGTTTTACGATAAAGAAGTAGGTGCCGCAGGTACTCGCGTTCGTAAACATTGTCAAGATTTGGCTAAATTGTGCAAAGAGACTCGTAACGACGTTACAGCAGTTAAGAACGCCCGCAAAGAAGCAAAGTGATTGAGTCTTTCATAAAAGAATTTTTATTTGAAGTAAATGAGTTTCCAACATTCGGAAAAGATTTTAATTGTTTTACTGTTAAAGATTACTTCTTTTATGATTCTCAGACAACTGTGTATGGGCACAGGAGTTTAATTGTTCCTGTGTCGTCGTTAAAAAATTCGGATGCTTTACCAAGTATTGATATAATACAAGATTTGATAAAAAGAAATATACCTATATTAAAGAAAACTATCGATTTTCGAAATAAATCTGAAATATGGAGTTACGATGATTCTTTATTATAACGTACATGTTATTTCAAATTATATAAAAGCATTTCCAAGTTCTCGAAATTTATTATCAGATAAATTCAGTGAAAATCTTCATGACAATTATGATTATTTTAATCTTAATACTCATAATATGGTTTACGATAGAACTGGAATACTTCCTCATTTTTTAAATATAACACCTGACTTGCATCCGATGCCCGGTGCCGAGTTAAATTATAATAAAGATTTTTTCAGCATTACAGAAGAACGTGCTCGAGAATTATTATCTTTAGGCAAACCTATTAATGTAATGTGGAGTGGTGGTATCGATAGTACCTATGTGCTATTTGCATTAAAATATTTTGCAAATGACCCGGACCAGATAAGAGTATACGGAACTTATAATTCTATTATCGAATCTGGTGATATGTTTGATAGAAGAATCCGTAAAGAATTTAAACATCACATAAAAGTACCTACTAGTAATGAATTTAACTGTCAAGAATTAGACGGGATTTATGTTAGTGGTATGTGTGGTAATCAATTGTTTGGACCGACGGATGATTTTTTTGCCAATGGTGATACTGCTATGTTTCATCACACATTAGGTACTCCGGAAACAATTTACGAATCTTATAAAAATAATATAGATCCAGAATTATTAGAATTTTTACAACCAGTAATAGATGCTAGTCCTAGAAAAATAGAGACAATAGCAGATCTTAGATGGTATTGCATCTTTAATTTAGATTGGTATACCGCACAATACGAACATAAAATTAGTATGCCAAAATCTGTAGCAACTAATATATACGGTTTTTTTGATTCAATAGAATTTCAAAAATGGGCAATAAACACTAAGGAACCTTTTACTAAAATTAAAGGAAATCCAAATACCCATCGGTGGCCTATGCGGCAGGTATTAAGTGAAGTATTTGATGAACCAAATTATGCTACTAACAAAGAAAAAAAGATTAGTAATTTTGCAAGTGGTAAACATAATTGGGTTTGTTTATTAGACAATTACAGGAATGTTTATATGACATAATTGTCAACTAAATATTAGTCTAAGGCGTTATATTATTATACGCTTAAAGGAGTATGTTATGAAAAAGACATTATTAGCTTTATCATTATTAGTATTATTTGGTACAGCAAGTGCACAAGCCCACGGTCCATATCGCATGGGCGGTTGGCACGGCGGATATTATGGTTGCGGCGGCTGCTGGGTTGCACCGGCATTAATTGGCGGTGTAGTTGGATACGAACTAAGTCGTCCAAGTACTGTTGTTGTCGAGCAACAACCTAGTGTTATTGTTCAACAACCACAAACAGTTGTACAAGCACCACCTGTTGGATATCATTGGCAAGAAATGATTGATCCAGCAACTAATACTAAAAAAATCGTATTAGTACCAAATTGATCCATAAATACCTCGAAAGGGGTATTTTATGTTCAGTTTAAAAACAAAAGTAGAAGAAAAGATTCCACGTAGTTTCGCTAAAGTTATTACTTGGCGTATTTTGGTTACTATTACTAATTTCTTTGGTGGATGGATCGCTAGTGGTAATCCTTGGGTAGGCCTAGGAGTAGTTAGTTTTGCCCTAGTAGTTAACAGTATTATGTATTTTTTCCATGAACGTGCATGGAATGCCAGCGATTATGGCAGAGATATTAATGAGCCTGTAGAAGACGCTAAATAAGTAAAATAAGCGGAGATCTTAAATGACAGCAAAACACGTAAAATGGGTATTAGCACACGAACCAATCGAATTGTTTATTCGTGCGGCCAAAGTATTTGCCAACGAAGTGAATAAAAGAGCACCTGGAGAGTTAGACATAGAAGTTATGACTATGGGTGAATATGGGGACAAATATAACAATGGCGTTAGTCCTGACAAGCATAGTCTAGTAGATTTATTAGATGCTAGTGCAATTGAAATGAGTCAAACTTACACAATTACACTAGGTAAGATTAATAAAGATTTTTATGCATTAGACTTACCATTTTTGTTTAAAGATCACGATCATGCAACTCGTGTATTTGAAGGTGAAGTTGGTGCTAGCTTACTAAACAGTTTGCAAGAGTCAAAGAAAGTAAAAGGTTTAGCATTTACATACTCGGGCGGTTTCCGTATTATTCCTGGAAACGAAGCAGTTAGCCGTATTGAAGATTTGCGTGGTGTAAAATTACGTACAAGTTTTAGCCCTGTAGCTATTGAAACATTCAAAACATTAGGAGCTGACGTAGTTCCGATGGAATTAGAAGAGCTGACAGATAATTTAGGCAATGCAAATGTTACTGTCGGAGAAAGCACATACCCGCGTATCTATGCATTAAATCAAGCACGAGTAAGTAATTATATTAACCATACAGAACACAGTTTATTCCTAACAAGTATCCTAATTGGTACTGATTTCTGGAATTCATTGAGTCCAGAACTACAAACTATTGTTTCTGAAAGTGCTCAAGTAGCCGCTCGTTATGAACGTGCTATTAGTATCGACGATGTTGAGCAAGTACAAGCTCGTGCAGAAGCTGATGGTATAGAAGTTATTAAAATGAGTGCAGAAGAACAAGCTCGTTTTGCTGATGCAACTCAAATAGTTTACACTAAATTTGCCGATTACTTTACACCTGGGCTGGTAAAGAAGATACAATTACACTAATATGGCATATAGCGAAAAAGTAGTCGACCATTACGAAAACCCACGCAATGTAGGATCGTTTGAAAAAGGAGATCCTACAGTTGGAACCGGAATGGTCGGTGCACCTGCTTGTGGGGATGTCATGAAATTACAAATAAAAGTAGATGAAGATGGTATTATTAGAGATGCTCGTTTCAAGACATACGGATGTGGTAGTGCGATCGCCAGTTCTAGCTTGGTCACAGAGTGGGTTAAAGGAAAAACTTTGGACGAGGCGCGAAGTATTAAAAACAGCGACATCGCCTCGGAGTTGGCTCTTCCACCTGTTAAAATCCACTGCTCAATCCTCGCAGAAGATTGTGTGAAAGCCGCAATAGATGATTACCGTAACAGACACAGCCAAGGCTAAGATCAAACAAAATCTTGCCAAACGCGGTAAAGGCGTTGGTATTCGCATAGGTGTAAAGACCACAGGTTGTAGTGGTTTAGCATATACACTAGAATATGTTGACAAATACGAAGCAGAAGTCGGTGTGATCAATTATAGCCAACAAGAATTTATAGTTTTAGTTGATCAAAAAGCAGACGCTTATTTGAATGGAATGACTGTAGACTGGGTCCGCAATGGACTCAATGAAGGATTTGATTTTATCAATCCAAATGAACGTGACCGTTGCGGTTGCGGTGAAAGTTTTCGAGTATAAACCCATTTGACACAGTTGGCATAATCTAGTATAATACTAGCTATTGTTAAACTATTGGAGTTAAAATTGACACCAGATCAGCAAGATTTTTGGAATTGT